TTTTGAATTTAAAAAAATAATAAACACTTGGTGGCGTGGCAAAAGACAATTATGTATTTTAAAATATAAAAATATAGAAATAAAATGTACATCTAATCATAGATTCTTAACAAATCATGGATGGAAGTATTTTAGAGATTTATGGATAACAGATAAAATTAAATCTAAAAATGATTATATTGATGTAATTTATTTAACATATACAGATGAATATGCAGATGTTTATGATATAGAAGTAGAAGATAATCATAATTTTATTGTAAATGATTTAATTGCTCATAATTGCCAAGATATTCCACAAGAAGCCATATCTAATGCAAATAAATTATTAACAAAAGCAAAATATGGACCTATTGGTGATGGTGTACAAGTTTATCTTGGAACTCCAAAGCAAAAAGGTTCAAAATATTCTGATATTTGGAATGCATCAAATCAACAATATTATTATCTTGGATGTGAAAAATGCGAAGAGTTTTTTCCATTATATACACCAGGTTCAGATAAATGGGAAAAACAAATATGGTTATATGGATTCGTAGTTAAATGCCCTCATTGTGGACATGAACAAGATAAGAGAGAAGCCGCTGAAAGAGGGAAATGGATACCAACATTTAATACAGAAGATTGTAAATATATTGGCTATCATATAAATCAACTATATATGCCAGAATTTACAAAAGAAAGAATTTTAGCTGAAAAACCTGAAAACCATCCTATAAATACAGAAAGATCTTGGCAAAATGAAGTTTTAGGAGAATTTTATGCAGGTGAAGGTGGTCCAATAACAGCTGAAGAGATTAGAGAAAAATGTGCAGATGTTGAAAGAAAATTAAGAGCTGGAATTAATTTAGCAGAAGGAAGAAGAGTATTTGCCGGTTTTGACTGGGGAAAAAAATCAGCAGATGATGCTGTATCTAAAGCTGAACAAAAACGCATTGGTGGTCAATCATATAGCTGCTGTGTAATTCTTACTGAAGATCAAGGAAGATTATTAATTGATTTTGCTACAGTTTTAAAAAGAAACGATTTCGAATATAAAAAATCAGTTGTTGATGAAATTATGCGCCAATATAGTGTTACATTGGCAGTTGGTGATATTGGGTATGCTGGAGATCTTTCTGAAATTTTACACACAGAACATGGAGACAAATTCTTAGCAAGTCAGGCTGTGAGTAAGGTTAATGGATTTATTAAATTTAATGATCAACAAAATCCTAAAACAATATTATTTGATAGAGAATATCATATATCTGAATTATATTCATTAATGAAAAGAGGTGTTGTTAGATTCCCATATGGAGATTTTGAAAAAATATCTTGGTTAATTCATCATTCTTGTAATATGGAAGTAAAAACAACTTTCAACTCAGTACATGAGCCAATTAGAAGATTTGTAAGACTTGGTCCAAATGATGGATTTATGGCATTATTGAATGCTTATTTAGCATATAAATTTTATATTAGCGAAGGATTTTCTAATCCTTTGGTTAATAGTTTTTATAATAAAAAAGAAGCACAAAAAATACCTTGTGTTTTAGGATACGTGCCAAGATTAAGGTAATTTTCCAGGATATATATGTATATATAATATTAGGAAATTATCATGAATTCATCCAGGTCTGAAAGATATTTGGAATTACAAAAAAATGCTATACCAGTAGTTTCTGGAAATATGCTTCGTTCAGTTTCTCAAATTAGAAAAGACTTACTTGAACAAGAAGTTATGGATGGAAAATTTGCAGAAAACAAAAATAATTATTCTAATAACATTTCTATGAATGGTGTTTCTCCAGCTGGGTTTGTAAAAACTGTATCATCTGGATTAAAAAAAACAGCATCAACAACAGCTGCATCTACAACAGGATGGAGAGGATCTGGAGGAACAGTTAGACAAGCTCCAGATGTTTATTCGCCATTATGGCTTCTTTCAAATCTAAATCTACCAAGAGATCGTTCAACTATTAATGCTTGGTGTAGAGCTTATTTTGCATTAAATCCGATTGTGCAAAATGCAATTACATTACATTCTACTTATCCAATAAGTAAATTAAATATTAAATGCAAAGATAAAAAAATAAGCAATTTCTTCGAAAATATGATTGAAGAACTAGATTTAATGAATGTTTGCATTCAGATGGCTCAAGAATATTGGACTCTTGGAGAAGCTTTTTCTTATTGTGAATTTGATAATGCAACTGGTAAATGGGGAAGAATATCAATACAAAACCCAGATTATATGGTTGTAAAAAGATCTGTTATTGCAGGAGAACCAATTATAAGTTTACGCCCAGACGAGAATTTAAAAAGAATTTGTACTAATAATTCTCCATCTGACATTCAACAAAGAGAACAATTAGATCCTTCAATTATTGAACATATAAGAAGAGGAGAAAATATACCATTAAGCAATTTTTATGTTCATCATATTGCTAGAAGAATTAGCCCATATGAAATAAGAGGCACAGGATTACCAGTACATATCTTTAAGCAACTAATGCTATTTGATCAAATAAAAGAATGTTATTCCGCAGATACTGAAGTTTTAACTAATGATGGTTTTAAATATATTACAGATATATTAGAAATATCTAATAAATCAAATTTGAATAAAGAAGAGATAATTGGATTTGCAACAGATATTAACAATAATAGTGGAACATTAAAATTAAAAGATGATATAAAAATAGCATGTTTTAATAAAGAAAATGAAAAAATAGAGTACCATATACCAGAACGTACTCATTTATATAATTATAATGGAGAAATGCTTCATTTTAAAGGAGATAAGGTAGATTGTTTGGTTACTAAAAACCATAATATGATGGTTAAGAAAAATAATAAATGGGAGATGAAGGAAGCTTCTGAGTTATTAAAAACAAAAACATACTGGAAATTTTGCAGTCATGCTGACTTTGAGGGAGAAGATATTAAAAAAACAAATATAGCAGGGAAAGAAGTTGATATTAAAGATTATTTAGAATTTTTAGGATATCTAGTTAGTGAAGGATTTACACATATAAATGATAAAAGATATGCTGCGACAATTGGAATTTGTCAAAAAACAACAAGTGATGCATATTTAAATATGAAAAGCTGTGTTACTAAAATTGGAAATCAATTAAATAAAAAATTTAGTCAGCATATAATAAATAGTGAAGGAACTTTTAATGTTGGAAATCCAATTAAAATGTGGAACGCTAGAATTCATGGTAAAGGAATTACTAATTATTTTGTAAATCAAATAGGATTTAATGGTAATACAAAATCAATAAATAAGAGAATTCCAAGATGGGTCCTTGGACTTAAAAAAGAATTATTATTAATTTTATTAAATGCCCTAGTTAGTGGAGATGGAAGTGAAAAAATAAGTAAATATAATAATACTACAATTAGTTACACTTATTCCACAATAAGCAAACAATTAGCAGATGATGTTTATGAAATTGCATTTAAATGTGGATTTTCTCCAAATATATGTATAAGCGATAGAGAATTTGAAAATGGAAGAAAAGTAAAAGAATATATAGTATTATGGAGTAATTCTCATTTTGGCAGAGAACCCAATATAACAACTTTTGATAAAAAACAGAAAGGTAAAGGTGGTGGAGCCACTATATCAAAAGTAAATTATAACGATCTTGTATGGTGTTTTACAGTTCCAACAGGAGCTTTTATCACAAGAAGAAATGGTAAAATAACAATTCAAGGTAATTGCAAATATACGCAAGCTTCAAATATGATTAATCCAATGCGTATATTTAAAGTTGGTGGTGGAGCAGATAATTATAGACCAACACCAGCTGATTTGGATTTATGGAGAGATGTTATTGAACAATCAACATATGATAAAGATTTTAAAATTATTACACATGACGGATTTGATGTTCAAGTAGTTGGAGCTGGACAGGGAATATATGATACATCAAATGATATTAATCAAATCATAAAAGAAATGTATATCGGATTAATGGTACCACAAGTGATAATGGATGGAGGTGGAGATGTAACTTATGCTAATGGTGGTATTTCAATTGATGTACTAAAACAAAGATATATGCAATTTAGAAATATGATGTCAAATTGGTTAAGAAGAAAAGTGTTTGCTCCAATATCAAAAGCAAATCAATTCTTCTCATATAAAGATAAAGAAAAGATATTAGTCGTTCCAGAGGTGGAATGGAATCATATGTCTTTATTTGATATGGGCGATTATGTTCAAAGTATATCACAATTACTTTCAGCTGAACCAAGAAAAGTATCAGTTCAGACATTATATAAGTCTCTAGGACTAGAATATGAAGATGAAAAAAGAAAAATTCGTCGAGAGACGATTGATATGATGATTCAAGTAAAAGAAACAGAGGCTTTGCAAAGAATGAATTTAAACGATCTTCGTTCAATTGGTGATGAAGATGAAATTCAAGAAATTATTGATTCCCCACTTCCTGGAGAAAGTCCTTATGATGATAATAATAATTTGCCAGGAGTTGGTGGTAGTGGTGGAATGGGAGGTGGAACTTCTGGACTTGATTTTGGCTCATTAAGTGGTGGAGGACCAGGAGGAATGTCTGGTGGTGGAATGAGTCCAGGATTTACTGGAGGTCCACCAAGTTCTCCCGGAACTGGAATTCCTTCATTTTAACTTATAAAACAATCAATAAAATAACATATTTATAAACAATAAATTCTTGTTATAATAGGAATAATAATGTCCACAAAAAGACTAGATTTAACAAAAGAAGCACAAGAATATTCTTTTAAACATAAAGTTCGCCCAGGAGCAGTTGGACGCTGGGTAGCTGAAAAGCTGTTTTCTGATTATTCATCAAAAATGGATGTTTTAAGAGATGCTGATGAACTGCTTAGAGGAATTGCCATAGGGCAAGGTAAAACTGGACTTCCTATTAAAACAACACTTGAGAATGCAAATAAATCATTTAAAAACAAAAAATACATTGATTCTGTATATTGGATGTTTCAATATACAGAAATATTAAAAGAAATTATTCAAGAAGGAGACCCTATATTTGAAGCTTTATCAAAACTTGGATTGGAACATTATACTGAAACAGAAGATCCAGAAGCTCTAGATTATTTAACGGAAAAACAAAAGACAGCTGGAGCTTTTCAAAATGTTTATCGTTATTTATTTGGAGATCCTATTGAAAATGCTTATAAACGACAAGTTGAAAAAAGAAAAAGAGATGTTGAATCTAATTTAAATACATTAAATGCTTCTTTGGTTCAAGTTTTGGCATTATTCGATAGAATGGGAATTGCTAGATCTACTGGTAAAATAGACGATTGGTTAAATGCTTATCAAGGGTTTGATAAAATCAGTAAATCTGTTATAATTAGAACATCTAAAGTTTTAAATACAATATCTGATGTAATTGCTTTAGCTACAAAAATTAGAAATGATGAGCAATTAGTTGCAAAAGAACTTGCTAGAAAAGCAAATATCCCAATAGAACCAACCCCAATTCCAAAACAAGAAATTCCAAAACAAGAATATAAACCTGAGACAAAACAAGTTAATTATTCAGAAACAAAACAAGAAGATAAAGAATTAGATATTCCAATTTATGTTGATGAGGATGAAATTAATAAAGAAAATAAACCAACTCAACCAGTAGTTGAGCGTAGACCACGTGGACGTCCCAGAGGGACTGGAAAAGGAGCAACAATAGTAATTGATCCTATTTCTGGAAAAAATAGGGATGTCGGTCCAGATGTAGAAAAAGCAGTAGAAGTATTAAATAATATGGCAACAGCTTCATCTACTAATCCAGAGGCTGAAATAAAAACTACTGCAATTATAAAGGTAATGGATCATCTTTATAATCAATTTAAAGATGTTGAAGAAATATTTTATGAAAATATAGCTTTATTAGATCCAGATTGGTCTGAAAATCAAGAATTAAGAAAGGATTTTATAGATATGATTAAATCAACTTTTACATCTGAAACAATTCAAGATAAAGATGGAGCTGTTTTAGCTGTTGTTGATAATGGAACAGTAGAAATTCCTGGAATTACCGAAGAACCAGTTCCAATAGAAACTGTTGGAATTGTAATTGATAAAATTAAAAATCAATTAACAATATCTACCCCTCCACAATTAATGGAAGCTGTTGAAAATGCTACATCAATTGTGGATAATTGGATTAAAGAAGAGCCTGAAAAAGTTTTAAAAAATAAACCTTTAACAGTAAAACAAGAATTGCCTAAATCTAAACCAAAAAATACTGAAATAAAATCTGAACCTTTAAAATCTGAACCTTTAAAATCTGAACCTTTAAAATATTCACCTAAAGTATTAAAAGAACCTAAAACACAAAAAATAGAAAATAAAGAACCAGAAACTTTATCTGGAAAACAAAAAGTCGTATTATTAATTGATTATGACAATTTGTCATCTTATGATAGACCAAGATTAAATCATATTAAAAGTTTATATAAAAAACCAGGATGCATTGTTTCGGCTATTAGACCAGACAAAAAAGAAGAAATATTAAATAATGATAAATATCAAATTGTGGAAATAGTTAATATTGGGCATCCAAAAGAAAAAAATGAATCAGAAGAATATAAACCTAATACTGTAACTATTCCTGAAACAGAAATTAAAGCTCCAAAACGGAGAGGACGCCCAAAGAAAGCTTTGGATAATATTGAAAAAGCTTTCTTAAAAAGATCAAACGAAAAATTTCTAAAAGAAATAGAAAAAGAAGATAATAAATATCTTATAGCTGTAGCTATGACTAAATATTCTGAAAAACTTGAAAATATTGATGAAGAAGCAAGTATAGAGCTTTTAAAAAAAGCACAGGAATTAATTGATGATTAATATTATAAAACAAGCATCTGAAGACTTGAATAATATTAATAATAATAAAGTTATTAAGGTAGCTGGAATTATATCTAATTTATGGAATTGGATTAAACAATTAAATGAACCAAATTATAAAAATAACGTTCAAAATCTAATATCAAGTTCAATTTCTACAAAAACAGATCTTGAAATATTAAGATTAGAAATAGAAAGATTATTTACATCTATACAAACTGGTAATGTTGAAGAATATAAATCTTCTCTAGAAAAAATAAAAGAATTAGCTAAAATAATTTCTTCAGAATTAAGTTTATTAAATGAGGCTGCTATTTCTTCTGAACCAAAAGAAGAAACACAAAAACAATCAAATTTACAATCAATTGAACAAATAAAAATAAGTCCCAAAATAAGAACATTGCCACAAATAAAAGATCGTTTAAAGAAAGAATTTAAACGAAGTGGAGTTCCAGATACAATTATATCACAAATAGTTGATAATCAAAATAATTTAGACAAATTATTTGATGCATTAGCAGAAGCTATAAAAAATGGAAATATAATAAAAACAGAATTAGCACAATCTTCAAAACAAAATATAGATCGTAGAAGCGAATTATGGGTACATATAGCTACACCATTTTTTAATATACCAGGATTTCCAGTATCAATGAAATTAAAAGCGGTTGTGGTAGATATGTCTGTTAGACTAACTACACCAATGCCAATAATGTCATTATTTAGAATTTCTGATATGCATATAAATTATGTTAGAAAACAAGCAACTATAAAAATAGCTTCAATACCATCTAATGATGCGTTTTGGATTAAATATGTTCAAATGTGTCAAAGATTAGGTATTAATCCAATGGATTTAGCTCCTGTTATTTGGAAAGAAAGTGGATGGGATCCTGCTGCACATAATCCATCAGGTGGAGCAAAAGGATTTATACAATTTATAAGGTCTACTGGTAAAACATTAAAAATGGATCCTGAGACTTGGGAAAAATTTAATACATTTCCGGCAGAAGATCAATTGCCATGGGTAGAAAAATATTTTAATTTATTTGGAAATATTTCTGGTAAAAATGGTGCACAATTATATAGATTAGTTTTTGGCGGATATAATAATCCAGACGGATCATTATATGCTGATTTAAAACATCAACAAGCTTATAAAATAAAACATCCAGATGCTATATTTAAAAATCCACAATATCAAGAAAAAGCTGTTCAACAAAACTCTGGATATGCAATAAATACATATAATGATGGTAGGGCAATATATTTATCAACAATAGCAAAGAAGATTTCTTCTGGTGTTCCTGAAAATATTAAATCAAGAATATCAAAAGCTATGCAACAAGTTGGTGAATCAAATCCTCCACCTCAAGAAAAACCAAGACAATTATCAGAATTAAATTTACCACAAAATACTTATGTATCTAATGTAACTGAATATTCAAAAGAAAATAAATCTGAAGAAAATAAATCTGAAGAAAATAAATCTATGGCAGGAAATGAACTTAAAACAGAATTAAATAATCTTGAGAAATTTTTAGGAATATCTTTAGCTTTTCCGCTTTATGAAAGAATTAAAAAAGCTATATTATTAAATAATAATGAAGAAAATTTTATAATAAAGATACCAAAAATAAATGATTACAATATTATTTATGCTTCAGCAATATCTAATGTTTTAGAAGAAATAGACATTAATACATCAATATTTAAAGAAGATGATAATATAAAAATAACATGTTCTTCTTATGGTGGATTAAAAACATTAATAAAAACAGCCACATCATTGTGTAGTGATATTTCTTATATTATGAATAAAAAATATAATAGTAAACATATTTATAAAATTTTACCATATAATCATATTGATTATGATAAAATTGAGCTAATAAATCTATCTACAATAGAAAGAGCTAAAAGAAAAGTTTTTTTAAAAAAGATATAAACATGATTAAAGAATCATATATAAAGAAATTACCTAATGGACTTTGGAGAGTATATTCAGAGTCAGGTAAAAATCTTGGAACATGTAAAACAAAAGAAAAAGCAAAAAAAAGATTAAAACAAGTTGAATTTTTCAAACATAAAAAAGCATCTATTGATTTCTCTTATTCATATATAGTTAGAGAATTAAATAAAAATAATAGAGATTTAGCTATTAATTTTATTAAATCGTTTAAAAAAATATTTGATGAAGCATATTTATCTGATATTGAAAATTTTGATAAAGCAGCATTAATGGAAACAATGCAAGAGAATGATATTATTGGAGAAATTAAATGACTCCAAGAATGTTAAAAATAGCTCAATTAACAGTAGACCCATATTCTCCAGAAGAAGCTGGTAAAGCAATAGCTAATATTGTTAAATTTATAACAAGAAGAATTCCTTTTCAAAAAAGACCATATTCAATTATGAATCTTAGAAATAAAATAAATAGTTTAAGTGAATTTGATATGGCATCAAAAAAGACACCACCAACAGCTTCTCTAGGACAATCAATAACTTTTATAAAAACCATTTTAAATGGTAAAGATTCAAACTATATCAGAACTTGTATAAAACATATAATTAATAATTTGGAATAAATTAATGTATAATTTTAAAACTGTAATTCCAAATAAATTATATCGTAGTGGTAGAATTGAGCCAACTAAAGATGATCTTAATATATTAAAAAAATTAGGAATTAATTTAGTTATATCATTAGATATTATTACTGGAACAGCAATTAAAAATATGTTAGCAAACGCTGGTATTAATCAAGTAGAATTATATATTAATCCAGGAAGTTTAGTTGATATTTATCAAAAAGGTATAAAACTTGAACAATTGATTAGAAATTTATCAACTAATCAAGGTAAAATATTAATACA